TTGAGAAACCGTTGGTACGCCTTCGCGAGAACGATGTCCCATCGCCCCCACGGCTTACGAGAGTCCTTGCCCAAGATCAGGGACGACGGCCTCACTCCGTGCGCGATTGACGCCTTCATGAGATCGACGTACCCAGTCCCGGCGTTAGAGGACAGGAACTCTACGAGAAATCCTCTTGCCCTTCAATGCTCTGCGAGATGGCATCGGTGAACTGCACCTCGCCCATCTTCGCGTCGAGCCGGTAGAACTGCCCCGGAGGCAGGTAACCCATCATCGTGATGGCTTCTGCGTAGTCGATGCCCTCGTTCACTCCTCCGGTGGCGTTGTCGGTCACTCGCTGGATCAACACCGCCATGAGGTGGGCCGTGGAAGCGATGTCGAACTCCTCGGCCATGTCGTCAGGGATGTTCTTGGTCTCGATGCCGAGAGTGGCTTTGGTTTTGCGGCGGCAGTCCTTCTGGATGACCGGCGGGACTGCCCGGATGTTGACGACAATCGCGCTCTTGTTGAGCTCCTCAAGCATCTCGTCGCGCTTGGTCTCAAGCTCGGCGATCTCCGAGTCAAGGCTCTTGTCCTCCGAGTCGGCCTTCCTGCGCTTCTCCTCTAGGGCGTCGATCTCGCCGAAGATGCCCTCACGCTCACGGCCGACGACCGCGCCGAGCTCGTTCTTCTTGTCGCGCGCCCAACCGATCTCCACGCCCTTCTCTTCGTCGAGATAGAGCGTGATCGTCGCCTTGCGGAGCCCCCGGTTCTTGAGGCGCTCCTCGAGGTCGAACCCCTTCTTAGTGATCGACGCAATGCGCTCGGCCTGTTCTTTGACTTCCTGTTGCTCGTCCATGCTACTTCCCTCCGCTGTGGGTATGAGTTTCTAGAAACCGAGTCTACACGCGAGAAAGCCCCGGATTGCGAGTGGCAATCCGGGGCTCTTCCCTCGGGTCCCTCGGGGGGAGGGGGGTCTAGCTGATGGTGATGGTGACTGCCGTCGAGTTGGTAGCTCCTGGGTAGGATGCCACGAGCGTCGGCGTTCCGGTCGCGATCGCCTTGAAGATGCCTGGGTGGACCTCGACGAGATCGCCCTCGTCGGAGCTGATCCAGGTAACCTCCTTGGTCACGTTCAGTCCCTGGTAGACCGCCGACGCGAAGATCAGGTCGTCCACCGAGCCGGTCTCGGAGAGCGCCGTCACGGTTGGCGCAACCGCCGTTGCCGGGGGGACGATGTACTCGACCAGAAGATCATCGCGAGCGATGAGGTTCACGCGGTAGTACTTCGAGACATCGTTCTCGCCGAACGACACCGCGTCGCTCATGAGGCGATAGATCATCCAGCGGTCTCCAGCGGCCGGAGCGACGCTGTTGAGCTTCCCGTACCGGACCGCGACAACCAGCTCGACGCGCGGCGTCGAGAAGATGTTGTACGCGGTTCGGAAGATGCTCGACGTGTCCTCGGGGCGAGGGTTGACCAGCTCGAGGCCGCCGCCGAAGTTCGTCATCGGGGAGCGGGACTGCGATCCCGCGCCGTCGGTGAGGACCCGGTCGTCGGTCTGACTGCTCGCCTGGATGTTGAGGTCGAACGAACTCCAGTTGATTGCGCCGGAGACGTTGGTGAGAGCCACCAGCTCCGCCAGCGTGACCACGCTCCAGTCGGACACGCCTGACGCGAGTCCCGCGATAACGGTGACTCGCTGGTTGGAAAGCACCTTGGTTGCCACTGTTCTACCGCCTTTTTCTGGTTGGAGTTGTTGTGCTCACGGCTCTTGCGGGCACTTACGCGGTGAGCTCGAACTTGAAGTTGATGATGCCCTTTTTGATGAAGGTCTGGCCCACCGTCTGGTTGTCGTTGTCAGACGCGGCGGGGATCGAGTAGTCGGTCCAGAAGTAGTAGAGGTGCCACTCCTGCCCGATAGCCGCGTCCACGGTGCGGGAGTAGCCGAGACGGTGCGCCACGACGTAGGGCACGTCGGGCGCCCGCGTGAGGTCCAGCGGAAGGTTGAACTCGCTGGTCGCGTCCGTGGGGTCAACGTCACGCAAGAAGTTCATGACGCCGTCGTAGTTGTAGAACGTCAGGTCCTCGGACTGTCCGACGGAGCACAAGGTCCGCGTCGGGTCAGTGGCACTATCGGCGAGCGCCAGGTTCAAGTCGTCGATGATGGCGCAAGTGATGTTTCCACCCCATGCGGCACCCGTTCCCGCCGGAGTCGTCGCGTCGATGTAGTAGTTGAAAAGCGCGGCGGTGGGTGCCGTGATCGGTACCGCGCTTGCCGTGCTTGGGAGGGCCATCTGGGGCACTCCATTGACCTCGAAAGCGGGGATCAGCAGGACGGTGTCCTTGTCGCCCACCAGCATCTTCTGTGCCATTACTGGTCACCCTCCTGCTTGTGCTTGGTTTCCCCGGAGCCGGAGTTGGCCTCGGCAGTCTTCAGAAGCGACTTGTGTCGCTTGATCTTCTCGCCCGTAATCGGCATCTTCACGAAGGGCTTGATGCGCTTGCCGTCCTCGGCAACCTCATCAGAGTTGAGAGAGTCGCCGATCCCAGACTTGGGGTGCGACTGGATGATTCCAGTCTCGCGGTTTCGGTAGTAGGGCATGGGCAAAACTCTAGCGGGGTTTCGCATTGGGGCAAAACGTGGTTTCTGGAAACCGCACAGCGCCTTAGCTCAGGTCGGTTTCTTGACCCAGCATCACTTCGTAGAAACGGCTCGCGATCCACTGGAGGCGCTCTCCGGCTTCGTCAAAGTCGTCGTAGACGGTGAAGTAGTAGGGCCGAACTGGGGCCGCGTTCGCTGAGGGAATCCAGCCGACCAAGCTCCTGTCGCTCTCGGTCGCCAGGGCCACGGCGAGGGAGCGGGTGGAGGCGACGTGGTGAATCTGAAACGCCCAGAGGTACGGCTGAGACTGTTCGTGAACACCGAGCATCCTCTCCGCGTTTCGGGGAACGACCGATCCGGGCTCGAGATCGCGGTAGGGAGCCTTGTTGCCCCACTGGTCGCGAACAAACTCGTAACCCTGGGGCACGCCCATGAGGCACGTTTCGCCGAGGGCGTCCAGGCGGGCTTTCACGGCGATGGTTTCTGCGCTCGGGTCGACGCTACTCATGGCTGGAACCTCTGCAATTCGGCCTTCAACTTCTCGCGCACAACCAGGATGGACGCGCCAAGCGAGTTTGCGGCGGGGACGCCCCGGCCAGCGGCCTTCTTCTTGCCCGGTGTTCTTGCTGGTTTCTTCACCTTGCGGTTCACGGTGGCGCCCTCGACTTGCGCGCTCGCGCGACCACGAGTTCCTATCTCCTGGTAGCCAGCCTTGCTTGCGCGCTCGGAGCTCGGCCAGCCGTGCCAGCCGATGATGTTGGTCGTCGTGGCGGTCTTGGAGGTCTCCACGTTGTTCTTGATCGCGGCGATCGTCTCGCCGGAGTCGTTTCGGCCTGGGCCCTTGCGCCCGCCCTTGCTGTGCGACGCGCCCGAGAGCCCCGTCTCCGTGGTGGCGGCTTTGAGGACTTCCTGCTGAATCTCGCGACCCTTGGTCATTGCCGCGGCCATCGCCTTCGACGCGGCAGACTGAACGCGACCCTCTAGCTGGTCGATCCGGGCGCGAAAGATGTCGCTCTTGGAGAGTCGCGAGGCGCGGCTATTTCTGTAGGCGGCGTTGGTGACCGTTCCACCGCCCGGAGCTCCCTGGTTGTAATCGGTCAGGCGGAGCGAGACGATCGCTTCGTCCAGCCGCTTCATCTCGCTCTTCGTGCGCTCGATGCCTATGACCTCGATCGAGTAAGAGGCCACCATCTCTTCATCAAGAAACTCAGCCATCACGCACCAATCCTTGGCGTCTCTTGGACCTCGGTCACCAGCGATATTTCCCGCTCCGCGGCGAACTGCGAAGTCAGCGCGGATTGCACGGTGAAGTTGATGTGGTTGATCGTTGGGTCGCCGTCTGGTGTCGATATTTGGGCGATCAGACCGCTACGAATGATTCCGGTAGCGGCGTCCATTGGCACCTTGGCCATGAGCATCCTCTTGGTAGCCCACTCGGTCTTGTTGCCAGCGTCGAATGACGATGGCTTCGGCTTCTTGACGCGGCACGGAGTGGTCAAGATGGGCGTCGTATTGCCCTCCTCGTACAGCTTCATTTCGGCGGTCTGGAACTCGCCAGCAAGCGCCTGGGCCTCAATAATCGCGGCGCGGACTGCGGCGACGTTGCTCACCATCCGCTACATCACCCCAGACCACGGGTCGGGGGTCCCGTAGGGACGAGTCGGGAAGCTCTTGTTCGTCAGAGGGACGACAGAGACCGCGCCCGCCGCGTCACCCGCAAGCGCGTAGCCCAGGAGCATGTTGGCCTGCTCTAGCATGAGCTTGGCGCGCTCGATGGTCTTGATTCGGATGTCGTCGACCTGGATGTCCTGAGCTGCGACGATCATCTGCGTTGCCATCATGGACTTCGCGGTGGCCATCGCCGTGTTGCGGGAGTCGAGGTTGGCCGCGATGAAGGCGTCGATCTGCGCGTCCGAGATGTACTCGTAGTCTGCGTTTCCGCCAACGATGTTCGTTGCGACAACGTCGCCAAGTTCGCTACGGAATAGCCCCGTAGCCGTGGCTGGGTTGATAGGGTACGCGCCGGTCGTCATGGAGCCAGACTACAGGCGCCGACTCGAAAAACGAACATGCTGGGCCGGTCGGGCCGCCGCACCCCTTGGGTCACAGCGATGCCGCAAAGGGGGAGCCCTCTCTTCACAGCCCAGCACGTTCAGCGGCCGAAAGGAAGTAACCACTGCCCCCAGGATACCCATTGGCTCCGGTTTCCAGAAACCAAGAAGACCCCCGCCGAAGCGAGGGTCTTCTATCGTGCCAGTCAGGGTCGGCTGACTAGCTTCCGGCCCCACTTGAGTAGACAACCGGGGTCTGCGACCAGAGTGCGCCGCCGGTCACGAGACGCAGGCGCATCGAGGCCGAGTCGGAGTCGAACGAGAATCCGTCGCCGCCTTCGGTCTTGACGCGGAGCTGCGGCTGCTCGTAGCCACGGAGGCGAAGCAGGTCGAGCACCGGGCGGCGGTATGCGCCCGGCTTCGGCAGGAGCCACCACTTGGTGCCGGTGGCCTTGTCGTGCTCGATCACGCTGACCGTGTTCAGGATCGAGTTGTCGGGCGGTCCGTAGACCGAACCGCCACCCGAGCCGGGAAGCATCTGGACGATCGAGAGAGCCTTGCGAATCTCGAAATCGACGTAGAGCTTCTGGCCAACCGGAACCACGACGTTGTAGCCGCTGAGCGTTCCGATCTTCTTGTCGGCACCGTTGACCGTCCGAAGCGCAAGCGCCTGGATGGCCGCGAAGATCGCGTTGGCCGAAACCGGCGCGTTCGTCGGTACGGCGGTGTCGTCAGGAAGGGTAACAGCGCCCGAGGACGTGTTCGCCGCGATCAGCGCGTCGCCGATCTCCTGCCACTCGGTTTCCAGGGCAACCGTGCGGAGCTCCGAGGGGATGCCGTCGAGGACACCGATGGTGTCGTTGACGAAGTCCTCGAAGTCCCAGTTGACCCGGTTACCGCGCTTGGCGATCTTGGCGTAGGCCGACTCGACACCCTGAACCGAAACCACCGGGTAGGGCGTGCCCTGCGGAACGCGAGGCGCAGAACCGTCCGCTTCGATGCCGGGGCCCGCGAGGTCTCCGAACATCGAGTGCAGAACTGCCGGACGGAAGTCCGGCACGGTGCGGAACCCGGCAAGGGCCGCCGCGGGGCGATCCTTGTCGTCCGGGAGCTGGGGAATCGTGATGACGTTCATGAAGTGCGCCACGCTCGAGGCGAGGTCTCCACTCATCAGCGATTCCTTGAGCTGGGCCTCGGCGACGTAGGAGCCGCGCTTTCCAGCCTCAACAAGTTTTGCAACCTTGTTGACGCTCTCGATCGTCACGCCTCGGGGGACAGTGAGCATCCCGTCGAGAGTGAACTTGTCTGTGAAGGTGGTCATCACACGACTCCGATCTTGACGCAGGCGACGCCGCTTGCGGCGACGTAATCCTGGGGGTTGTTGACGACGCCCCACAGCACGTTGCTCGTGGAGGTCAGTGTCAGGCTGGTGATCTTGCCCGAGGCGACGACGGCGTAAACCAGAACGCCATTGTCGGTCGTGGGGCCAGCGCCAGTGACGGGGAACTCGTAGGTGCCGTCAGTTGCAACGGACACCTGGAGCGCGTCGAGACCAACTCCACCAACCGCGATGCCCGAGATGGTCATGCCACCCAGGGGTTCGCTGTCCGTGAAGGAGCCGCTTGGCGTGTAGGCAACGCCGGGTCGGCCGTTGTTGATCAGTGCGGTGCCCGTGTTCACCTCGGCGTTCTCGAAGTTGTCGAGGCTCCACACCTCGCGGAAGGCGTCGGTGGACGAGAACGCCTCACCTGTGGAAATTGTGGGGAAGGCCATCTCAGCTCACCACCCGTCCGAATCCGGGCACGTCGCGGACGCCGACGCTACCCGCGCCGCCACCGCCGAGGTGCTGGTCTGACGCCCACTCGGAGGCGCGAGCCTCCGCGAGAACCTTTTTTGCCGATTCGAGGTGGGGCGCGATCTCCACGCCCTCCTTCGCGAGAGCCCGCAACGACTGCGACTGCGACTCGGTCAGCTTGGCCTCAGTGATGAGGTCAACCGCCTTGTCGTACTCGCTCAGGCGCGACTCCACTGCCGTCTTCACCGCAGTGGAATCCACCTCCGCCTGGGCGTTGGCGTTGGCCTCGCCCGTGACGATCGTTACGAGACTTTCAACGAGCTTGGACAGAGCGGAAAAGCGCTCCTCGATGTCCTTGTCCATTTTAGTCTCCTTGTTCTCCTCTGCGGTTGCAGAAGCTTCTTGAATCCGCTTGAGGCCTTCGGCCATGCGGTCAAACTTGCCACCTCGGCCAGCGGCGACAACGAGGTCGACGCTCTTGAAGGGGTCGCGGGGGTTGATGCCCGTTGCCACCCAGCCGCCGGTCTCCGTGTCCTCGTATCCGTAGCTGTCGGCGTAGATACTCAGGCCGAGCTTGCTCACGAACTCCGAAAGGTACGGGCCAACCTCGGGGCGGGACTTGGCGGCGAAATAGTCGCCCCAGAGCCCGTACTCTCCCGTTTCCGGGTCGGCCTCGACGGTCACCGTCTCGCCAACCTGACCGATTGCGGTCATCGGGTCGCGGTGCTCTGGGTGCCAAGGGTCGATCGGGTGGTTGGAGAAAGAGAGCGAGCCAGCAAGGGCGTCAGCCGTCTCTTGGGTGAAGAACTCGCGCGGGTACATTGCGCTAGTTCCTTGCCCCTCGGTGATCAGGCAGACGCGAAACTTGTTCGCAGAAGCGTCGAACTTGATAGTCCCCGCCTCTTGGATGCGCCGATTGGTCATGGCTCGACTGTAGTGGAGCCGAAACTCATCGCAAAACTGGTCTCACCAAACCAGCGAACTCCTACTCCCCGCCCTCCGACTGTGGCATGTCGTTGAGGTGGCCCGCGCCGCCGGTCCCGTCGCTCTTGCCCTGGTTCGGCGCGGGTGCCTGCTTGCCGCCGGGCGCCGCGACTTGGTCCTGGTTGTTCTCGTTGTTTGGAATGATGACGCCCTCGGGAACCGCGCCGACCAGCTTGCGCCCGTAGATGATCTCCAGCTCTGCGCGGAAGCCCTCCGGCGTGAGCGTGCCGGTAGTCCAGGCCAGCATCGCCGACTGCACCGCACGGTACTCGTCGGTGGCGTCGTCGTAGCTGTTGAAGTAGGCGGTTGCGTCCTTGGCGTCCATCCACTTCAGGAGACGCTCGTCGAACTCGATGTGCTCGGCACGTCGGGTCTCCATCGCCATCCGCCCAGGCAGGTCAAGAGTCTTCGCCGCGCCGTAGCTCGAACCGGCCAGGGCCGTGTTGGCCGACAGCGCGATCCCGGAGACGTGTAGCGAAGCCGCCATCGTAGAAACCACGAAGCCGATTGAGCCGAAGTCGTATCCCTTGCCCGCGGTGTTCAGCGGAACGAGGTCGTTGTCGCCGCCAAGGGTTGCGGCCGAACCGGCGGCAGTTTCCTTGGCCAACTCCAGCGCCATGTTCTGCTGGCCCGTCTTCTGCCTGCTAGTCGCCTTGAACGCGAACATGGCCAAGGCGTCCTGCATCTTGACGCCGTTCATGATGAGGTCGCGAATGATGCGCGCCCACACGACGGCGGCAATAGCGTCTGGCGACCCGAACGGCGCACCGTCGGGCTTGTTGGCATGGAAGTCGAAAGCGGTGTGCCCCTTCATCACCGGCTCCACGATGCCGTCTTCCTTCTTGATACTGTCCGGCTTGGTGCCCTCGTACCAGTCGACGTAGACCCAGTAGCTCCTCTTCTCGCGCTGGCCGGTCAGCTTGCCCTTATCGCGCACGGCCTCGTTTCGCGTCCATCGGTAAGCGATGATCTCGTCTTGGTACAGCTCGGAGCGGTGCGTGTCGGTGATCTCCGCCAGCGGAACTGGCCGAAGCTTCTTGGTCCGGTTCTCCCCGACGAGCAGGTAGACCCCGTCGGAGTACAGCGCGGCCTCACGCCGACGCCGTGCGCTCTTGGAGAAGACCAGGCGCGCGTTCTCGCCCTTCTCGATGAGCTCCTTGACGTTCTTCTTGCCCTGGGTGCCGCCGCCGGGCACGTTCTCGTAGTGGATTCCGCCGTCCCAGACGAAGGAGTGGCGAAGCATGAGGCCGTTGCGCATGTGCGGGTTCGGCGCTCGAGTCTTGGTTCCCGTCAGCGAGATTCGGATGTCCGTGCTCCACTTGTGGAGGTCATCCAGGTCCAGGCCGTGGTACTCCTGGCCGGGCGAACCGGCCGCCCAGCCGATGTCCTCCTGGCGAAGCATCATCACGGCGTTCGAGAGAGCTTCGCTGAGTAGCTCGCGATCGTTCTCGGAGTACTCCAGCGCTTCGCCAAGCTTCTTATGGCGCTCGGTCAGTGTCTCGCGCTTCTTGGGGGAGGTGGTGGGGGAAGATGCCATGAAGCAGAGTGTATCTGAGCGCTATCTGGGGTCAAACTCTTCAGAGGTTTCCAGAAACCACTAAACAAGCCGCCTGGAGACCACCGTGAGGCTGTCGTCTTGCTTCTGCATGTAGGCCGCGGTGCGCTTGGCCCTCTTCAGCGACCGGAACTCCTTGGTTACCCCGAAGACTCCGGCGCGCACCCAGTAGCGAGTTCTGCCGTCTGCTGTGACGACCTCTTCAACCTCCCACCGCTTCGGCACTTTGTGCCGCGGGGCTTCGGGCCGCGGGGGCCAGGGTTCACCCTCCCACCGCTTCCGCGCTTCGGGCCGCGGGGGCCAGGATTCATCCATCTCAAGCGGGTCAGCGGGCGGTCCCGCCACGCTGTCTCGGAAGTTCGGCCGACTCATGCGTTCACCTTTGTCATGCCGTAGACCCTACATGACAAAGACCTAAAGTGGGTAGCCGTCTTCCGTGCGAGACGCTTGGAGCATGTCCCACGGGTCCATGAGCACAAGATCGCCCGGCTGGGGCCCCTCCAGCGGCGTTGTCACCGGCGAGGTGTCGATCACGGAGTAGATCAGCGCGTCGAGACGGTCAGGGGAGCCGTCCATGTCCGTGCGCATCTCGTCCTTTGGCGTGATCTGAATCGCGCCGCGGGTGTTGAAGCGGAAGGTCATGTTGAGGAGCTGGTCGGAGAGCTCGCGGTCGTCGTAGTCCAGGTCGAGGTCGCCCTCCGCCATGAGGGTGCGGAGCTGGTCGTGGTTGTGCGATCGAGCGTTCGACCACCGGCGGTTGTCTGGCGAACGCGCGCCGCCGTCGACCCCGATGAGGACGTAGACCTTGTTGGAGAACTCCTCCAGCTTGTTCAGCATGTCAAAGACGCCGCCGCCGACGCCCGAAGCGTCAACTCGCACCTCCGCCGCGCCTGCGCTGTTGGCCGCCTTGTGGATGCGCCGAGCCGAATCAACCGTGTCCGTCTTGCCCCAGGAGTCAGCAAGTCGCGCTCGGCCCCCGCGGTTGATGAAGATGACCGACTCGTCCGCGCCGTAGCGAGCGATGTCGACGCCCAGAACCGGCTTGATGCCGAAGTCCTCGGCAATCGAAGTCCCTTGCGCGGTGTCAATCACGGCCTGCGGGAAGAATGACGTGTCGTTCTCGCCGGGGAACTCTCCGAGCACCTTTGAGAGCCCGCGGGCGTCCCACTTGACCGAGTCGACGACGATCATCTTCTGCCCGTCGCGCTTGACCAGCTCGCGCCCCAGGTAGTCAAGGCCGTCCGGGTCGAACGGGACCGCCTTGTCGACGCGCATGTCGTAGCGCCGGTCTTCCGGGCAGGTCGGGTCTGGCAGTATCTCTCCGCCGGTCGCCCAGATGCGTGACTTGTGCGCAACCCAGCGCTTCGAGGTCAATGCCCCTAGCAACTGCGCCTCCATGCGATCGCCCTCAGGGGAGTGCGGGTAGACGCGCTCGCCGGTGTAGACAGGAGTGTCGAACACCGAGATGGTGTGCAGGTTGTACTCGTCGGCCTTGATCTTGTCCTCGAACGACTGCTGGAACTCGGTTCCCGCGATGTCAGGGTTGCCGATCCCCGTGAAGCGCGAGTTCTCGCCCGTCATGACCGCTTCTGCCGCCGTATACATTGGCCGCCCCATGCCGCCAGCCTCGTCGAACCAGACGTAGGTCATGCCGAACTGAGACCGAAGCCCCTGGAACATCGAAACCGCGTCCTGGTCTGGTGGCTTCCGGCCGGAGGCGAGCCATACCTTTCCGATTGCAGTTTCGGAAACCCAACCGAGGTTCTCGTCAATGTGGCCGGGGATGCGAAAGTCGCTCAATCGGACGGTTTCAGAAACCCGCCCGTGGTACGACTTCAGGTACGCGAAGATCGTCTTCTGAAGCTGAGGGATCGAGGGCGCCGAGATGATTGAAACAGTCTCGCCTACCGGGAAGACCGACCCTGCCCACAGCACCATCTGGGACATCAGCGCCGACTTGCCGACACCGTTTCCGGACTTGGTCAGCGTGCGCTCCTTGGCCCCGAAGAGCGAGTCGTGAGCGATCTCGCGGATTTTTTCGTAGTTCCGCATCCGAAGAACGTCCCACGCCCAGGCATCGAAGTCGGTCTGGTAGATCGCCAGCTTGCTCCGCCTGCGCACCTCACGCAGAGCCTCGTCAAAGACGGAAGTGTGGAGGACTCCGCTCACAGCTCGATCTCTTCTTGCTCATGCTTGGAGAGCTCCATCTGCGAGAAGCGCAAGGACGACTCCAAAGCCGAATCCCATTCTTCTTCTGACAGCTTGTCGGCCCCCGTCAGCCGACCGCGCATGTGGGTGATGGCGATCTTGATCGCGTCCAGCATGACGGTGCCCTGGAAGGCGTACAGAGTCGAGAGGTCCCTCTCGGTTGCCTCCTGGCGCTTGTCCAGCCGGTTACCGAGCGACTCCAGAGCGCGGATCAGAATCTCAGCGACTCGCGGGTTCAGGTTCATCTCTTCTAGGTCGACAATGAGCTGGCGCATCTTCATCGTCACCAGATTGTCCTGCTGTGCCGCGGTGAGCCAGTCAGGAGTGTCGAGCAACTGCTGGATACGGCCCTGCACCTGCGCGGGAGTGAGTATGCCGTCGATCTTGAAGCTGATCGCCTGGGGGGAGAGCGTGTCTGCATAGCGAATCAGTACTTGGTCTACTTCGGATAGCTTCATCACGAGGGTCAGTGTATCGGCAAGAAAAAAAAATGGTGTCTATGCCTTGTTGCTATGTGGCGATGTGGGTGTGTGAGTGAAAAAAATGGCTGGTCACAGCAAAGTGGCTCGTTGTTAGCTCTTGGTCACAGCGGTATCACGGCGGGTCACAGCAAAGTGGCTTGTTGTTAGCGCGATAGGGCGCCCGTAACTGAGCCTGTGAGTAACCTGTATAAAGAATGGATGTTTGCTCCAAGCCGTTTGACTTTCGTCGCGAAGTCTGCTAGCAACGGATTCCGTTGTTTCGTCATGCTTATGCAACGGATTCCGTTGTGTTCATGCGTTCACACGACTCATTCCGTCGCCTTGCACCTACATCATCATCTGTCAAGTGACACGCCGTGATTCAGCATATCCCCAGGCTGTGCTGTCGCTACCTTGCCTTCCTCCCCCTTGTGCTGTAGTGTCGTAGTTGTCTGGGCTTATGTCCCGACACGCCGCCGGGCGCCCGCTCGCGCGGCCCCCTCGTTTGACTCGATCAAACGAACTAGCAAGGGAGAATCAAGCATGAGTAACGCAACCACGAACAAGCCGGGCCCGGGCAAGACTGTCGCGACTGTCGCAACCATTGTCGAAGACACTCTCGACCCGCGCGACGCTATGCGGGCCGCGATCACGCGGATTACCGACGGCGCCGCGGATACCGATGAGGGCAAGTCGTCACTGTGGGACATCGTGCGCGAGCGTGTCGCGTACTACGTCAAGACAACCCCCGGAATCACTCGGGATGTCCAGAGTCTGACCGTCATGCTGGGCGACAAGGACAGCAAGGACGCCATTACGGCCCTCATATGGGCGGATGCTACCGGCACCCCGCGCGCCGTGCCCGCCGCTGAGCGCACGAAAGGACAGCGCGCGCTAGGTACCTACCTCTCACGCCTGCTGACCGTTGCAAGCGACCCTGCGCACGGCGTTGACGCACTCGCTGACTCGGACAGCATCACGGCCGCCGAGAAGTCGCGCAAAGATGAGAAGACAGCGCGCGCGGAGGCTAAGTCCATGCGCAACACTGCGCACGCCCTTGACGACTATCGCGTATGGCTGGACGGGTTGCCCTCCAGTGACCGCGAGAGTGTCAAGCGCGCGTTTGCCGTCCTGACCGGTGATAGCGTCGCACGTGAGCA